CCTTCATTGTCATAACAAACTGCCTCAACGCCGGCCTCTACGAACATCGACTCGGTGTGCATGTAAGACTCGTGCCAGCTCGGTGCTATCACAGTGGGCTGACAGATAAACACACGCTTCACACCGACCTGAATGACTCCTTTGGCACAATCTGAGCAAACCGGAAGTCCATGAACGTAGAGGTCAGCGTTATTTAGACTTATTCCATTCAGCGTGGCATTATATATGCAGTTCATCTCTGCATGAACCACATACTTATACTTCTTCTCTCGATTGTAGAGACGGTCGGACGAGTCCTCGATGCCGCGAGGAAACCCATTGTAACCTTGAGACAGGATCTGGCCATGGTTACCCACAGCCACTGCTCCTATCTTTGAGCTTGGATCCTTAGACCAGCTGGAAATGTGCTTCGCTAGATTTAGATACTTCTGAGTCCACGACCAGCTTGAAGTGTCGCTCATATACGTGCAAGCTCCCTGCGTTCCAATAGATAGTTCCGGGCTCGACGTCAAGCTCTCTAGCTAGATGAGAGAGCACGTACTGTTGCCAGGCATAGTCATTCTTGTAGCCAAAGACAGCATCGTTAGATCGCATCTGAACGACGGCATTGAGCTTACCATTGCGGATGAGATACTGAACCGCGTTGGTGCACATAAAGTCGGACATTCCGTCCTTATTGTAGTCGTTCCACATGCTAGGACGCGTGTAGATCATCACCGCTCGCCGTGAGTACGGGTTCTTTCGAAGCTCTTCTAGAACCCGATTGTACTGACGACCATTAGCATCAGACCAGATACACCAACCGTAGTTAGAGTTGATGAAGCCGCGACTGTCAGCTACCTCTTTCCAGATAGTAGGAGGACCACCGGGAATGTCATTGACGTTACGCGAGAGAGATCGGTACCACTCGAGCTCTCGCTGGACGTAGTTCTCATTGACAGTGCCAAAGATAGAAGTTTCATCAGCGATGAAACTAGCGTTGACGATCTCGATCATCTTAGCGCCAGTCTTATCAATAACGTAGTCTTCTGACTCGTGCATGAACCGGAAGATAGAACGGATGCGCTGAATGGAAAGGGTCATACTTACGAGCCCATGTTGATGGTATAAGCCCCGGTCTCATGATTGAACTTAACCGTATTGTCAGCAGGGCGATAAGTACCAGACTGAGTTACAGAGTCAGTGATCTGACTATTGATGCTGTAGGTCGACTTCTTTCGATTGAAGATGTCGCGCTCTTTGTCTTGGCCGGGAACGCCGTAGCGAAGCCACGCGACTGCGAACGAGGCGTAGTTGATAAGATCCTTGTAGGTATCTTCAAGGGACTCGAAGTTAGCAGAGTCAGCACGACCAGACTCGATTAGTGACTGGGCTCGATAGAGCTTGCCTTGAAGGATGTCATGGATCGAGTCGATGCCGCGACGATAGTGCATGGCCTGAACTACGTTAGAGTTCGGGTTCTGGTAGTCTTGAGACTTCTTGAGCTGCAGGTCGATGCACTCGCGGAGTACCTTGACAGACTCGCGTTCATGATTCGGTTGAATTGTAAACATTAGTTGCTCCATAGGTCGATGCAGTCGCCGTTCTTGATGGCCCGCACGTGGTCAAAGCGATACGGGCTGTACCCAGTGTTATTCTTTACAATATATCCTGAAAGCTTATTGCTGTCAACTAGATAACGCGGGCGATAGCGGTACTTCAGCGGTTGGACCTCCTCGTAGGCCACGATCAGAAAGAACTGGTTGAAGCGAGTTGAGTAGTTGACTGACTCGACTTGACCGTTGCTAATGTACCAGTAAGGGTACTTAGCATTCATAGTCTTAACCTCGCCGTTCTTACCCTCGCAAATCACGTCGGTCTTTCTCTGAGCGAAAGTGAGATCTTTGGCGTCTTCGGTGATAGGTGAAGATTGCTTGAAGAAGCCAGTTGATTGAACTGCAATCTCGGCACCTAGACCGGTAGCCGTATTTCTTTTAACTACGTCGTAAGACCTGGGGCCTTTACGTAGCATCTCGCGCTTCCAGTTAGTCGCGACCATCATGTCTAGGTCGGCCTTATGCTCTCTCATATCGACAACTTTATTTAAGCTTGACAAAGTTGCAATGACTTCACCGCTGAAGTCTAACATGGTTTTCTCTCCTTATTCAACCATCTTAGTTAAGAGTCCGTGATTGCCGGCGTGGCTAGGTGCTGTCCAGCCTTCAGGCTTGATGAGGTCTGGAAGACCGAGGGGGTTAGGACGGGTGGCCTTCACGCCCGGAGTCTTGTTCATGTTAGCCTCGAGAACTGCGTCCCAAGCCGCGTGTGAGTCAACTGCAAAGCCGTCGAGGGTACCGATGGCTACGACGCATAGGTCGATGAGGGCGTCGACGATCTCTTCAGGGTTATCCTTGTTAGCCTTTAGCTCGTCCAGCTCTTCCTGAAGGAAGTTAACGCGAAACTCAAGAAACTTCTTGAGAGTGTCTGCGTCCATGCTCTCGACTACGGGATGTACGCCGTAGTGTTTGTGCATTCTCCAAATATCTTTTACCCAGTCACGACTCATTATTATTTCCCATCATAGTTGCTGTTGCTGCTCGAGCAGCCCAAGACATCTTGCTTGGACATTGATTATGATTACAGACATATCCCCAGACCTTATTGGCAAAGTCCATTCCACATACGTGGCATTTAGTGTCTACTGTAGGCGGCTGAGGAGTTACAACTCCGCTTACGCGTGCAGCCATAAACCCGTCATAGAACCCCTCGAGATAGTCCTTGCTCTTCTTCATGCTGCAATCCACTCCGGAGGTTGTCGCTTGGTCCACTTATGCATGGATGATTTACCAAACTTATAATAGTTACGATAATTTGTCAACGGGTCTGATCCGACCTTGTACTCGTCAGCCATAGCTGAAGGCATGGGACTACCCTCGTGCAGGCGCATGTTGTGCGGAGGCGACTGAAGCGTGTAGGCTAAGTCGTAGCACTTGTGACGCTTGCCGTAGCGGTAGGTATACTCGTCAAGAAGAGCGTAGAAGTGCTCGACCAGCCAGAGATAGTTCTCGACTGAGTAGCGACACCATACAGCTGAAGGATGGTTGATGTGTGTAGCTTGATACAGGATAGAGTCTCGGCTGTCACCGAGGGCCCATACTTTTTTCTTGCGACCGGTCTTAGACAGAGCAGTCGACTCGACTCCGTCCAAAACTCGGTGAGCAGTGGATAGAAGCTGAGCCGACTCAAGAATCATCTTGACGACGTGCTTATCGACGAGGGCCTGAGCTGCCTTGACCGGGTCCTCGTCTACATAGAATATGTTCATATATCACCTTAGTAGTCACCATTGTCTATAATCAATGATATACGGATTGGCAATATTTGTAAACAGAAAAAGTGACATCCCGGATCTATCTCATTCGGACGGTCATAGAAGGCCCGAAGCTTCCAGAAGACCGGGTTCAAGTTGATACTGATGTTTATGTTAGAATAGTATAAGTAGTTCAATACCTTAAACATGCTCATTACTTCGCTATATAAGTCCTGTTAAGCATAGTGTGGTTTTCATCTGTAGGACCCCAGTCTCCATCTGGATGGAAAGCTATGATCTTCATGACATCTCCAGAGGCAGAAGTTCTGAACCGATGAAGCTCTTTCTCTTCAAGAGCAAACATGACTCCTGGAACCAGGTCGATCTCTTTGTCACGAAGACTCGACTTACCAGAACCCTGAATGACACAGCCGATTCGGATGCTCGGATGAGTATGGAACGACTGGTCGATGCCCGGTGGAAAGTAGAGGTAGTTGAGTGACGGGTCTCCAAGACGAGGTGGAAACGCTAGAAGCGAGTCAGAGCATCCGTCGATGTAAGACAGACGACCTAGCTCGTCCCGGTGGCGACCGTACGCCTCCATTCCATTGAAGCCTAGCTTAAACACAGCGAAGCACTCGTCGCTCTCGATAGTCACGTCGTTTCCACGAACTGGAATACAGAAGTAACTATTCTTCTTAAGTACGATCTCTTCGAAGTCACGACTCTCATCAGTGAGGCATATCCTCGCACCTTTAGTCGTAAACCCGTAGACGGTCGAGTGCTTATGCTCGAACGACTGAAGTTCACCGCGAACCATATAGGCCACACATGGGTACATGGTATGCGTAAGGTCGATTCTCTCGTTTGTCTTTCCGGTTTTAATAATCATCTTTTCACCTACCTATGAACTCTAGGCTTTGATACTTGGTAAGCTCGCTAAAGTCATCTGCCACACCATAGCAAAACTCTTTGTTATACCAGAGCATTCTAAGACTAGATTCTTTCTTCTTTTTTACGTATGACTTATGACCACTCTCGTCTATTACAAAAGAGCGTATCGTGTGCTTGTAGTCTTTTATGTTAGTCACTACTTTCAAGTCGTGATTGTCCAGGCTCCACTTCTGCCACTCTGGTGTGTCAAAGAAGTGAACGACGTTCTTATATGTTTTCTTTGGATTCTTCCATGGCTTATAACCTAGAAACTTGTATCTGGCATGCTGCCACTTATTAGTGAAGCCGAACCACCACACCCAGTCAAATGCAGTGACTATCGGGAAAGGGCACTCACACGTAGTCTCTCCGTACACATCAATGAAATTTCTAGCGGTCTCTGCACCGAACTGAGCCGTATATATGGGGAGCATCGCGTCTCTCCACGGCATAGTTATTCCTTCGTTTCCGTGCGTGTTATACACTCTCCTGATGTTATCGGACCCAAGAAGATGGTCTGCGTGTTGACCCGTTATAACTACACCATCGGTCGCCAAGTCTTCCATATTAGCATACGAACTGATGATCCTACCAGCAAACTGATAGTGTATCTCAGTCCACAACTCTGGAAACTCTAGCATGCTATGGTGAGAAGCCACGATATAGAGCTTCTCAAGGTCTTGTTTTGACATCATCTTTCTAAATGAAAGAAGAGCAGCGGCGCTGTCCATTCCACCACTATAGTACAAGTACATTTTTTTGTCAATGGTCTTGTTTAAGCGGTCGGCTGTCTCAAAGCACATCTCTGAGAACGTCTTCTTCGACTGGGGTAGGCTCTTGATCTCTACTATGCTCTCGCACAGGTTAGTGTACTCGAACGGATCTAGACCAGTTCGGACGCGGTTCACTGACTGCGTGTACGGATACACGGTAGGACACCATGGTCTCTCGAACCTGAGAGTCTTATCTTTGAACGGATAAGTGTAGAGGATGATCCCCATCAGAGCATTCTTTTCTCGAACTCTGCGTTCAATAGCTGGTTAGCGAGAGAGAACTTCTTCTTCTTGATAAGCTTTTTTACCGTTCTCTCAAACTTATAGAGATACGCCATCTGGTAGTTCAGATCCTCATAGCGCTGCTTTATGAAGCCGACGTATACGTCCATGTTGGTGAACTTTTTGTTCTCCTTGTACATTGACTGGAGGAGAGGGCTTATCTTACCACTCTTCTCGTACTCTCCGACGTCGTATATGATGAGGGCGTCGTAAATGTCCTCATCGATGATCGGTCGTATGAACGCGCTTTTATACATGTGCTTGACGTTCTCAAGCTTCTCTAGATAGCTAATCATGATCTTCTTCAACACCAGTCTCTGTTCGGTCGTCTCATCTATTGGACCTCCTACGTACTTCAATCCTTCTCGCACGTCATAGGTGTAGTAACTTGGGTTCTCCATGCAGTCGCGACTTATCTCACCAAGATAGACGTATGTCGCCACACCGGTCATTAAGACCTTGGCTTTCCTATATTCCATAGGAACTACGCGAATGATTCTTTTCTTTGAGCCGGTATCTGCGTATATCAACACACCATAGAAAGAGTCCGATTCACTTACCATCTCGTCTTACCTCTCTCCTTGGTGATGAAGAACGAGGCCTCATCATACTTTTCTTTCTTAATTAGTTTTCGTACCTTAGCTTCTACAGAGTTAAGATAAGATAACATGTTTTTCACGTCTTGTCTCTTCATCGACTCACGATCTACGACATCGTCAATGCTATAACTGTCATCAATGTCTTTAAGCGATGTTAAGATTGGACCTACTACTCCAGTCTTCTTATACTCATCTATCTCTTCATAGAGAAAGAAGTTCATGTACCTTGACACGTAGTTAGTCTCGTACGCCCTCATGTAGAAGCGAGAGAAGTCATTCATGTCTTCAAGTATACGAATTATGTTTCTCTGACTCTCAGTCACCTTTAGAATATGATCAGTAATGTCGAGTCTCTTCATATAGGTGTTCTTTCCGTCTTTCTTTATGACGGAGTAGTCGTATATGTCCATTGTGGGAGGTAAAGAGTCCATGTAGTAGTACAGAATCTTCTCGTATACTATTGGAACATAGATAGAAGTGTTGTGCGCGGCGTGAACTATTCTATTGTCATGCCCAACGTAGACCACATACTCATTGATCATTGTTAACGAACTCCAAGCATCTCTCAAGAGGCATTATATCTAGATTAGTATCTATGCCGTCTGGAGACATAAAGTTAGACTTGACGTACTGAAGGCTTCCGACCTTAGGCTTATTAATGTAGTCTATGAAGCCAGTCTTGTCTACAATAAACTTCTTCGCTGCATATTTATAAGACAACATCGTACCCTTGATCTTAAGGTGATGGTTGTCCATACTCCACCTCTGCCAAGATGGTGTATCATAGAAGTTTATGATCTTGCTAAAGTGTAACTTAGCATCGCTGTGTTGCTTAGTAGCAAGAAGTCTATATTTGACGAACTGCCACTTGTTTACAAAGTTAAACCACCAAACCCAGTCGTAGCACGATCTTATAGGAACTGGAGAGTGCTTTATTCCTTGGCAGTGTCTGTCGATGAAGTCGGATATGTGCGGAGCAAATGGGATCCCAAACATACGACGATACACCATGTCTATGTTATTCTTCCACTTCATGTGGATACCGGCTTCTCCGTAAGTATCGACCACCTTAAACAATACGTCGCTCCCAAAGATCTGGTCTCCATGCTCTCCAGTCACGACGTATCCTCTCTTGTAGTACTCCTCAGTGTCAGCTAAGGAGTTATGTATTCTTCCCTTGAACTTAGAGTTTATGAGAGGCCACATCTCTGGAAACTCGTCGATCGACCTATACGACATCGCTATGTGAAGTCTCTCTAGGTCGTCGCCCCACGTCTCCATGAAAGACACTAGAGCAGAAGTGCTGTCTATGCCTCCACTGTACATGAGATAGACCCTAGAGTCTCCCGTCTTTCTCTTGATGTCAAGGGCTGTAGAGAACGCTTGCTCCTCGAAAGTCTTGTTGTTCTGAGGCTCGTCCCTAAGGATCTCTTCTATAGTCTCACAAGATATTGTGTAGTTGAACGCGTCGGTGATCTTACCGAGTTCATGGTTTATTCTATTGACACTTCTCTCCCACGGATACTTGCGAGGTATCCATAGAGGAAGTCCTATGTCAGTTATATTGAGCTTCTTACTAGTAAATAGAACTAGTCCAGGTTCTTCACTCACGTGGCAATCCTCGAGAAGTTCTTATGCTTCTCAAACTTTAAGACATTAGTAAACTTATCGTAGAGCTGGTCGGTCTTATGACTGATGACGTAGGTGTTAGTGTCTGTCACTAGACCGGCTAAGATCTTTAGAAACTCATCCGTGCCATTGCTGTCAAGAGAGCCGTCGAGTACTTCATCCATAATAAGAAGGTTAGTAGAAGCGCTGTTTCGAAGCTTACTGATCGCGCGCCATGTAAAGAGGATAGCCAGATTAATGCGCATCTTCTCGCCCTCAGAGAAAGATGCGTAAGAGAACTCGTCTCTAAAGCGTGACTTGATAGTCTCATTGAAGTTCTCATCCAATTCAAAGTTGACGAAGAAGTCCATAGCAGCTAAATACTTATTGATGAACTTATTTATTATCGGTACGTACTGACGAATGATCCTGGCCTTGATACCGTCGTCTCGCATCAGCGCAGCCGCCACGTTGAATACCTTACCGTCCTCTACCAGCTCGTTATAAGCTCTGACCGCCTCGTCAAGATCAGACTGTAGCTGCTCAATCTTCTTGAGCTCGTCCTCTACGTTGTCGGCTGACGCGGTCTGCTTTATCTCCCTCTCGAGCATCTCCTTGTAGTTCAAGAGAGAGTTAACCTGCGTCATATGCTTGTGAAGCTCCATCTTCTTGGAGTTGACTGCGGTCTTCACCTTAAGAACTTCTTCGAAGCGCTTCTTGGTCTCGTCGTACTCAAGAGCGAGCTTAGAGATACCGTCGTTGAGCTCAACTAGCTTCTCGCTCTTCTCCCCGACCATGGCAGCCTTGTGTGTCTCTAGGATGAGCTGCTTGCAGGTTGGACACTCATCGTTGTTAGTAAAGAACTCGAGGTCACCGCTGATGATCTTTACACGTGCTTCTATCTGGTGTCTGAGCGACTCCAGCTTGCTGGCTTTCTTTGATAGAGAGTACTCCTCGTCAAGTCCGACCTCTAGAGACTGGATCTCTTCTTCGACGTCATGGTAGATCGACGAGTACTTCTGTATCTCTTTGTCTGTCTGCTCTATTCTATCCAACTTCTCTTGCACTAGCTTCTCGTTGCTCTCTTGCATCTTCTTGATGTGCTCCTTAGAGACATCGATAAGGCGCTCGAGACCGTCCTTGCTAGAGTCTTGTCTGATGATCTTCTCGTTGTTCTCAGTTATCTTCTTCTTGAGCACCGAGTTCATCTGAGAGAATATCTGAAGGTCGAGAAGGTCCTCGATGATCTCTCGTCTAGAGCCGGTCGGAAGCTGCATGAACGGAACGAACGACGCCGATCCTAGGATCACTACCTGACAGAAAGACTTGAAGTTAAGCTTCAAGATCTGCTTCTCAAGCACGTCTTGATAGTCGCGCTTGTCTGCGTCCTGATTGACCATAGCTCCGTCTAGATAGATCTCAAAAGTGTTCGGCTTCAAGCCGCGCACAATCTTGTAGTTCTTCTTTCCTACGGAGAACTCGATCTCGACTACGGCGTCTTTACCGTTGATTGTGTTTATCAGCTGAGGCTTGTTGATCTTTCTGAACGGCTTGTTAAACAGCGAGAAGCAGAGAGCGTCGAGGATGGTCGACTTCCCTGCCCCGTTGTCTCCAACTATGAGAGTGAGGTTAGACGCGTTAAAGTCAACCTCAGTAAACGTGTTTCCGGTGGAAAGAAAGTTCTTCCACCTTATCTTCTTAAATAAGATCATATGTCACTTTAACTCAAGAGCTTCGGCGTAGACCTCTGTAATGGTCTTGTTCAGCTTCTCTTTGCTGACGTCTATAGTCATATTATTAACATACTTTCTAAAAATTGTCAACGTATCTTCTGCCTCATCGACTATATCCTCGTCCTCGACTAGACCGAGGTTGAGGTGGTCCTCGACGATCTGGAGATCTGCCGGGTTTACTTTCTCTAGTCGGTCGATGAACATGTCGAACATATAAGGATTGGTCTTGTTCTTGATGACGACCTTGAGACACATTCCCCTGTACATGTCAAAGTCACGAGAGTTAATCTCATCTATGCTCATCTCAGAGTCGTCGTAGAAGATCTTCTCGAACATCCTATAAGGGTTCTCGATGAACTCTAGTTCTCTCGTCTCGGTGTCGAGGATGTGGAACCCCCGAGCATCATTGTAATCGCTCCATGTAAACTCAGCATGAGAGCCAAGATAATGAATGCTACCAGAAGAGGAGCGATGATGGTAATGCCCAGAACAAACAAGATCAAAGCGATCAAAGAGACCAGGATCGTCACCGTGACTGACCATGCTTCCTCTATACATCTCAAAACCTTGTAGCTCAAGGTGTCCCATAGCGACTTGCGCCTTGGTTCTTTTGATAGCATCGAGAGTCTCCTTCCTGTTCTCGTCGCAGATCCACGGTAGAAGCAAGATGTCCAGACCGCCGATGTTTATCTCTACTGGGTTAGCGTCGTAGATGTTGATCTTCTCGTAGCCGTGTGTCAGCTCGCGGAGGGCGTTGATCTCGTTCGTGTTCTTATAGTAGGTGTCGTGGTTACCGGCTATGATGTGCACCTCCTTAATGTCGCCCCTTGAATTAAGGGGCTCAAGGAAGTCGTGGCGAAGTCTTCTAGCCGTATTGAAGTTGATGTACTTACGGCGGTCGACCAGGTCTCCGAGGTGGATGACGTGCTGGATTCCTTCTTCCATCAGCTTAGGAAAGAAGATGTCGTTCATGAAGCGACGGTTGGCTTCTAGAAAGACCTGACTGTCGTTGCGAACACCCCAGTGTGTGTCTGTTATAAGAGCTACCTTCATTACTTTCTCTTGACTGCAGAGATCGACTTGGCTGCTTTCTCTCTAGCTATCACGTACTCGCAGAAGTCTTTGATAGCTTCAATTCTAGCCATGTACATCTCGCGTGAGTTCGGGTTACCATTGTCTTTAATGGACTCCGCCACATCAATGATCACTTGCGGCACCAGGTGCATCTTACTCTTTATCATAGAACTTTCTCATCACTGTCTTAGGTTTAACTTCTTTCTTTACCTTCATCTTGCTCTCGATGGATCTAACTAGGTTATCCATGTACTCGTTGTTAGCTGATATGAAGTCAACGCTCTTGGCGTCGTCAGCGTCGCCTTGAGCCGCCAGCATTCCCATTACGTGAAGGTTCTGAAGGGTCTTGTACTTGACGTACAGCTGACGCTTCTCCTTGTGGATGCGTCGAAGAAAGGCGTAGTATATGATCTGAGTAAAGTATGAGAACGGGTTACTCGTCTTCTCAGGATTAAAGTTATCAAAGTACTGAAGACAGTTCTCGATACCGTCGGACACCATCTCCTCCCTGAAGGGATAGTTAACGAAGTTGGGTCTCGTCGAGAGACGGTTGGCGATGTTAAGAAGACACTCTCCGACGTAGTTAGGAATCCGAGGCTTCTCAAGGCCGTGCTCCTCGGCGTGCTTGACGTCCTGCTTGTACTTTATGATAGCGGTGTAGAACTTCTTATTGTCTACGTAGTGTCTAGGTACTTTCTTCATGGGAGCTTCCATCAGTGGTATCTCCCTTTCTGCTTGGCTAGAAGTTCTAC